AATTAAGACCGTATTTTCTTTTATATCCATCCCATAGATTCGATAATTGTCTCATTCTATATTCAGATACTCTTGAATGAATTGGATCTTTTATTTTTGCTATTGTATTTTCAAACAATGCTTTTACTTGCCATTCAGGAATCATTGAAGATGCCATTTGTTCTAATTCTTCAGGATATTTTTCGAAAGCAGAAATTGCATTAACAATATCTACTGCGTCAATAGATGCTTTGTTATTCCAATTCTTTTTACTTAATCCTTTAATTTTCCAATCAGCATGAAACATTCCATTAAGACATTGTATACACATTGGTGCAAATATAAATTGTTCTGCCCAATTTACATCATATGAAGTCCAAGACCATAATACTAAATGATATTTATCATTATTAAAATTAAAATATGCTTTTGGAAACTCCATAATACGACTATATCTTGCTCCTTTATTCCATAACTTATCAGTTACTTTAACATCTTCAGGATTTAGTATGCTGCTGCCACTAAATATTCCATCAGATAACATTTTTGCAAATTCACCATAAGTTCGCAAATTTTCTGCACTTCTTTTACTTAATGTTGATAAATAATTGCCATCTGTTGCGTTATAAATGGCTAATTTATCAGGTATTTCTTCAGTTGTATTATTTCTAAATACATGAAGTGGTTCTTTATCAATCTCAATATTACATTCATTTGCAATAGGTAATTGACAATCTAAATAATTTTCCATATTTTACTCCTTAGTAAATAATATTTCATATGTTTTACTCCTTGTATATCGGGTAGAGTTTCCTCCTAATTTTTTCTCTACCCGATTTCTATTTCTAAAGTATCAAAACAATTTCTAACACCATCATAGTTTGTTCCAAATACTAATTTTATAGATTTAATTTTACTTGCATCTAAATTCATATAATCTTTTTCTTTTTCGCTATCTAAAACATATTGTTCACCAACAAATTTAATTTTAGTATTTGCTCTATTTTCAAGTTTAATCATTTGGCAAAGATTCATTAAATCATTCATTGTTGTTATATTCATTTAGTTCCTCCATAACTTTCATTAATTATTTCATCTTCATCTTTTTCTAACTTTGTTATTCTAGTATTCATTGTTTTTAAATTGCTAAATAACATTTGAATTGCGTCTATCATTAACTTTTGTAGTTTCTGATTTTCCTTATCAATTTTTCTAGTAAATATCATATATCCTCCTAACTAAATTTTGTTTTAAGATGATTTGCATACTCATTAACCATATCATCTATTACTTCTGATAATGCATTTTCTGCATTTTCTTTATCTATATGGTCTACACCACTAGCCTTTTCATTAAAGGTATAAAGCATATCTGAATGTTGATCTGTAAATACTTTGTACACATCATCTTTTGTTTGTTGCAAAGAATCAGTATAATTCTTCTTAATTATACTACTAATAATACTTTCGGCTTTTTGTACTTGGCTTTGAACTTCGTCTTGCTGCCAATCTTTTATTTTACTCATTATTACCTCCTAAATATATAATTAATAATATTCCAATTAATCCTATGACAATCATGTCAGGGAAAAATGGCAACATTATGATTTTCTAGGTCTATTTCGTTTAGGTTTTACCTCCTCTTTACTTTTATCAGGCATTATTATTGTTTCTTCACATTCCCAATGAACTTTTTGTTCTTCTTCATTATCTAAATCAAATTTATTATGATTAACTTCACCTGTATTACCAAATATTTCACCTGTTTTATTGTCATAAATATTACCTTTGTCATCAACACAAAATACCCTTCTATGAAAATTATTTGTTTTTGATTCAAATTTATTTAAATCATACATATTGGTAATTGATTGAGCAAAATCTTCAGATAATAATATTCTGTAATACCAAATAATTCTTCTTTTTGCGTAAGGTACTGCTGTCTTGGTTGCAAATTTATATGCAGCACTTCTAAATACTGTTTTAGTGAACCAAGTTGTACCTCTCATTGTTGCTCCTATAACCATATTATATTCCTTTCTAGTTATATGTGATAGATTACTTCATCATCAGTTAATTCTCTCGTAGATACCTTCATATCTTTTACTACTTTGTTTATATCTTCTAATGTTAAATCTTTATCATAGACATAAACTACAATAGCTTTTTCATATACTTCAGGTGTTTTAGTTTTGTATACTTTGTTAGTCATTCTACCTCCAGTTGTTTTATTATTCTTAATACATTCTTTTCCCAGTTCTTATCTTTCGAATATCTAGGTAAGCTGTATACTAATGATTCTAAATTGGTTTCATCATTGAACCATTGATTCCATAATTCATGTTGAAACCCTTCATATTTTTTGCTCATTGATATCAAGTCCATAAAATCATAGACTGAATCACATGGCGTCAAATATCTTTGAATCTTAACTTCTTTGTTTTCTTTCGGTATCATAAACTCGTCTGGATCATCACTTACTGATTTGATACCAAAATAGTTATTACCCTCTATTGCGAACCTACTCGTTCCCCAGCCACTTTCGTGTGAGGCAACTGCAACAACCAAGTGTATTGGTATTCTATTTTCGTTTTCGGTGTAATAAGCATTATATTCTACTGAACATCTACCTATCATTTCTACGAAATCATTTCTGTCATCATCAAAAGACATATTAAATGATGAACAAAATAATAATAATGTAGCACATAAATGATTCATATTAATCCTTTCTTGTCTGGTTTCGGTATCATGCTCCAGATGATAAAAAAAAAATATTCTAGGGGAAATAAATCCCCTAGAACACATAACCAGTTATGATTTAACTGGTGTAAATTTGAAATCAAATTGTTTTTGATTAAATTGTTTAATTTTAGTTATATGCTTTGATTGAGCAGAAACTTGTTGTCTAGTTTCTCTATATTCTTTAGGAAGAAAATCCTCATCAAACATTGATTTCCACCAATTTTCACAAAGATTGTAAACACTTTGTTCAAGTGAAAAACTAAATGTATAACCGTTATTAAATCTTAATATCTTTTCATATTGAGATTGCATAACTTCATTAAGAGTATTTTTATCATATGCTTGATGTATATTTCCACCAATGTCATTTGATAATTTCTCAAATTGATTTTGACAGTTATCAATTTGTTTCTGTAAATACTTCGTAACGAAATAACTACTATTAAGCGTCTTTTCGACTTTCTTTTTAGCATTATACTTTAGAAATAAATTACTAGAATCCATCCATTTAGTATAGAGTTCTAATTCTGCTCTTACTAAATAAGCAGATTGTAGTATCTCATCCTGTAATTCATTTTTGTCAGGATAAGCAGTCATTATATCACTATCAGTCATAAGACCTCCTAATTTTAAGTGATTATGTAAACACATTATCTAATAAATGTGTCTAAATCTTGGCGACTATTTATCGCCAAGAAACTCTTTATTAACTATGTAAACGCTACCACTTACATAACCAGTTGGTATTGTTTTAACGAATTTTTCAAAAACTTTATTATCTAATAATACTTTTTCAATACCTTCATTTTCAGACCAATCTTTAATTGCTATTAATCTATTAGTATCAGTATCTGGTACTTCTACTGGATTAAATGAAGCAGTCATATATGGTGAACCATTAGAATCATATAGTTGTAATGCAACCATATTTGTATCTTGATATCTACCGAATTGTAGATGTAATTCTTCGTTTCTAAATTTAATAGTCTTTGGCATTTTGCCTCCTTTTATTATATCATCATGATATTTTATATTTCCCCAAAGACAAACAATGAGGGACTAGTTATCCTTGCTGACGAACGATTAGTGAGGAAGCATTAGGATTGCTGAATGCAAAATAATCGTTATTAATCGTGTGTGGATGAAATCCCAAAGGGATTCAGGTTCCACATACTATTAATCACTATTATTGTTGCATTTATGGAATATCCCGAGTGTTTGTTAAACTTGTCATGCGCACAAACGGGCGCACAGATTGGTAATTATTAAAAACCGACACTAAGGTTTTTGTTTCTTTTACCAAAAAGAAATGAGGTGGGGATGAGCTGCGTAGTCATGCCCACAGTTAGTTGTGGACAGCGTGGGTCATAGAGCTCCAAGATGTAAGGCACAAGATGTGTGCCGAATCATCTTGGATAGCCTATATGACTTAAGTAGTGAAATCAGCCACCTCAATACATAGAGTCACCCTTTGGGGTGTCATTCACATCCCGATTGTCCAATCGAAGTGAATTATTTTAGCAGTGAACCTTGCGTGCAAGGTGAACGGGAAACAGGTTTCCCTAAAATGATGAACGAAGAACTTTGGACTATATTGTGGTGAGGTCGATCCGAACAACAATATATAGGGATGTGCTTATATGACTTGACGATTTCTCTTGACAAGGAAAAATCAACAAGTAGTATTACCCAACATGGTGAATAAGAGTATTGCCACTAGTGAAAGTGATGACTTAACCGATAAACAGCGCAAGTTAGTTGATACTATAGTAACAACAGGGTGTAGCATAACCGAAGCTGGAATAATAGCTGGATATTCAACAAAAAAGAATAAAGAATCAGCTAGAGTAAGTGCAAGTAGAACACTACGTATCCCAAAGGTACAGAGCTATATGATGAAACAGATAGCTAATACCGTTGGATTAGGTGCAGTACATGCCTCAAGAAAGATGGTAGACTTGAGTATGAATGCCCGAAGTGAGTATGTTCAACTAGAGGCTAGTAAAGACATATTGGATAGAGTTGGTATACGAGCACCCGATAAGGTGCACCATACCCTAGATGCGAATCTATCAGTTAATATAGACTTAACATAATAACTCTATCCCACTAAGGAAGAAAATTCCCCAACATGTGAGGGGAATTTCCTACTAAGGTGTTTTTACCCACACGAAGGGGGGGTTAAAAACTCAACGTTCAATATGTGTATTCCAGTTGCACACATAATAGAGGTTAAAAAAAGCACCCTATTAAATGTGCGTTGAGGGAAGTGAACTTTGGTGTAAGGTAAATGTCTGACTTAAGTAGCTCTGATCTGGTTAAGATCGATAGCTCCTAGTACTAGGCAGAAGAAAGGTAAATATGGGTTGGTTAA